CTCCAGTTTTAGTAGCTGGCATTTCTAATAAAGCATTTCCACTTAAGGTACCTGTTAGTTTTAGGTACAGATGTTTTCCATTAGCACTGTCTGAGCCGTCGGCTAAACTTAAGGTCGTCGTACCTGAACTTAAAGTAACTGTTGTATATCCTGATGCTGCTGTTTGTAATAGTTTTAAATTAGTATTTTGAATTGTGCCCCATAGACCAGCTTTTTCACCGGTTGTGACCAATTCTAATGATAAATCTGTTGAATAAGTTGATGCCATAATTTTAATAAGGGACTATTGGTGTCCAAGTCATAGTCGCTCCTGGAATGATTTCATTCCAAGTAATTACTCCTGATTCTTTTGTTGCTAATGTTAAAGGTACTTTTAAGTCTTCAATATTAACAGTGCTGGATATTGTAACAGTTCCACTTCTAATAGTCAACGCGTTTGCAAGACCTGAATCTACGACTGCATTACCAGAAACAGTCACATCTCCTGTACCTAAAACTAATGGGTTTTTTAAGCCTGAATCAATATCAACTGTAGTTTGTAAAGTAACCTCTCCTGCGCCCAGATATAATCTATCTGCTCCTGATTGTTCAATAACAGATGTAACTTCTTGACCAACAGGTCCAATTGTAATGGTTAACTGATTACCAGTAACATTAAATGTAACATTTCCTTCATTGCCTGTGGCTGAAAATGGTTGAGCTGCAAATGCGTCTATTCCTAATAACATATATATCCTTAGAAGGAAGCAGGGGGTATGTGGTGGTGCCCTGCCTCCATCTAAGAATTATATCATCGTTTAAACCAAGAAGGAAGACCTAAATGAGGTCGCTTGTCAAACATATTATCTTTAGCTCCCGGCGTTTTACGATTATTATAATGAAGAAATACTTGGACACATTCTGTGCCTTTAAATTTTTCTCTCCAATGTTCTAGTTCTTGTCCTCTATAAATTAACATATCTCCAGGTTTTAAATCTATTTTTATTCCTTTGGCTTTACTTTGAGTCGTAATGTTTTGGTTATTAGGAAGACCCACATTCTCATTAGGACTTAACCATATAGACCATTCCTCCCCTCCTAGATGCATAGTAGTTGAGATCTCACAACTAAATCTGTCTTTATGTCTGTGCAACACATCTCCTTTTTTATAGATTCGGGCATAAGTATAAGCTGGGTATAATTTTAATCCGGTAGCTTTTTCCATAGCTGGTTGACATTTTAACATTAAAGTTTCCATAACATTATCAGCATAATGAGAATATGTATTTGGTATTTGTTCGTCGTCCCACGTTCCAAACCCCGTTTCAAAAGGAGAAATATATCTCGTATCAAACATAGTTCTGGCAACTTGTTTTTTCATTGAAAAATAATTTGCAATAAAAGAAGCAAGGTCTTTGGAGATTGCTTGGCGGATAATACAATATTTATCTTTCTTAAACATCTTTAGCCATCTCTTTTAAAACCGCACTTATATTAAAATGAATAAATCTAAATGGATCTTTGCCGTAGTCTACCGAAAATTCGTGTTCCAAATACCCTGGAAAAAATATAAGTAATCCAGGTTCTGGTTTAAAATTAATTAATTCAGTTCCAGACCAAACACCTTTGTGATCTTTCAGATGTAACTTTGTTGTTCGGGCACCCGTTCTCGGTTCGTGAAAAAGAGGGTATGAAGTTTTCTCACTTCCTTTTAAAAAATAAAATCCATTAACGTGAGTGTTCCAATGAATGTGAGCAGAATGATGACCCCCACCTTTTTTAGCAAATTCTTGAACCCACATTTGTTCAAAGAAAGTTGTATACTTTGTCATATCAAATCCTGAATGATCTAAAAACTCCCAAGATTTTTGACCGACATAATTTCTAAAATCCCTAAATTGAGAGTCTGTTACTAATTGCGTTGAATGCCAAGATCGACCAAAGTCGCCGTATGCTTTAAGATGTGCTTTACCTTCTTTATTTCTTTTGGCTTCTTTAATGTATGGATCACTTGCTTTGTTTAATGATTTTACAAAATCTTTTTTTATTTCAGTCCATATGGGTGTTACAAAATAATTATTTATATACATACTATTTAAATGGATATCCTAAATGCCATACGACAAGTGAGTATCTAGTTCCTCTGGTTACTGGTTTGACTCTATGCCATAAATGTGAAGGAAAAACTATGATAGAACCTTTAGGTAATATCTCTTTTGCTTTTTGAATATGTTTGGCCTCGTCTCTCATATGAGGATCATAGTTTCTAAAATCAAATTCTAATTCTCCTCCACTATATTCGGAACCGTCTGTTAATTGACAAGTCATCGATAGCTTTCTAATCTTCCCATTGTCCGGATCTCCTTCTTTTCTTTTATAAACTTTATCCCAACTATCAGAGTGCCAATCGTAGTATTGATTAAGTTTATATTTGGTAAACTGACAGGATTCTGATCTATCCCATTCAAAATTCCAACCAGCCATTTTATTTGCTTTATGAACATAAGGATGTATTTCTTTATAAATCCAAGTATCATTAAGCCATACTAAGTCAGATCTTCGTTTTCTCTGTAGGTTTTTAACATCTTCTTTCTTTAATGGTTTATTTCCATAACCACCGGTTCTTGCCATTACTTCTTCTTTGGATAAAGCATATTTAATAACTTCATCACAGAAGCGAGGAGTTAAAGCTCCACCAAAGTACCAATAATAATTAGATAAATTCATAGGTAGTGGTTAAGATAAAATTTAACGAATCTTTTTGAGTGTTGGTTAGGTAATACATATTAGTTGATGGAAACATAATAAAATGATTATTTTTTAAGGAGATATCCCAATTTCTCCCGGCTCTTCTATTGGCATCATAATGTATGCGAACACTACAATCTTTACTGTTGACTCCATAAAGGAACGTATAATCAGGAGAATTTCTTAAGTCTACGGGATCTATGTTAAGTAACGGAACAGAAATTTCTTTAGGCTTATAAACATTTCCCCACATTTCTTTATTCACTAATTGAAAATTATATTCTAAATTAATATGCTCACGCATATAAGTATTCAACTTATCCCATTCTCTTGAAAATGGAAATTTTTCATTCTTGATTTGTGATTTTAAAATGTCTGATTGAAGTTTATCTCTATCAATCTCAAAACCTTTGGGCATCGCTACATCGCCGTGATATAAAGCCTGTTCTGATAATACTTTCTTGTGCATACCTACCACCATAAGTAATATTATTTAATTAAACTGTCAATAAAATTATGCTGCGGGAGTTTTATCCCAAGATTGACCAACCTCATTCCATATATAATGAGTACCGGCTGCTTTTTCTTCATCAGTTAGGTCATCTGGTTCATCACCAATTGGTGAGTGCCAACTAGCTGTTGTCGTATTTAAAACCCAACTTGGATAAGGTTTTTTACCATAGAATATATTATTATCTTCATCCCAAGTATAACCTATACCTGCGTAGTTTCCTCTTAAAGGTGTACCACCTTTTTTATGTGTCCCGGCGGATGTATTGTAAGATGTCTGAATCCACATCTGAGCAGGCCAATTATTGTGTCTCTCTAAATATTGTTGTCCTACTGATTCATCTTCAACCCCATCAGCATTAAGCATATCCCCATTACCCAGAGTTAAAACTGCTATAACTTTTCCGTTCATTCCTATTTTTGCAAAGTGTGCCATATGTTTCTCCTTATATATTAATTTTAAATTCTAGTAAACCCATAAATATTATTGATATTTGTACCTTATAATTACTATACCACTACCACCGTTTTTACCTGTATCTGAAAAAGGACCTGGTGCATTTGTATCATTTCCACCTCCTCCTCCACCACCTGTGTTAATTGTACCTGCGGTTGAAGCACTGTTAGGAGCTCCTCTTGCACCTTGACCACCACCTCCTGGACCACCAGTTCCAAAACCAGTTTGTCCACCTCCACCACCTCCACCAGCTCTTACTGTTGGAGTTGTATTAATTGAAGAAGTTGCTCCTGCTCCACCATTTCCACCAGCAGTTGAACAAACAGAAGCTCCAACTGCTGTTGCACCACCTCCACCTCCAGTTCCACCATCACTATCTGTGGGAGATCCTGCCCCTCCATCAAACCCTTGATCAGGAGTTGTGGGAGGTGTATCTCCTGTTCCTGCAGGTCCTTTACTGGGACCGTGACCACCTCCACCGCCAGAACCACCTGATTTGTCTGCTGTTGTTATTTCAGGTCCACATTGGTAATAACCTGATGCTCCACCTCCTGTTGATATAATAGCTGAAAAAACTGAAGGAGTACCTTTTCTAGCTGCAACACAACTAGCCTTTCCAGGCCAAGGTGTTGCTGTTCCCCCTCCACCTGCAGTAATTGGATAACCTTGTACTGAAACAGGTAAAGCAGAAACACCAGAACCTAATGGACTTACTGCATAACATCCTGAAGCAGCACCAGAAGATTCTCTATAACCTCCTGCACCACCGCCAGCTCCATTTACAGATGTTCCTGCAGTTGGTCCACCCGCACCACCTCCAGCTACTACTAAATAATCTACTGTAGATGAACCAGATGGGGCTCCTGCATTAGTGACTGTAAATGTGTTGGGGCTTAAAAATGTATGAATTTTATAATCTCCAGAAGTTGTGATACATCCACCTGTAGCAACTATAAACGGATTTGCTCTAACATTACTTGTTGAATCTAAAACATTAATCCATCCTTGAGTTCCATCTATATAAACAAAAGTAACTGATTGACCCTCTGTATTTAAAGTTACATCTGCATCTACACCACCAATCTTTTCAGTTCCATTGGCGGCAACCGTTACATTACTTGTTTGCCAAGTCCCTGCGTAATCCACCATCGCTACTGAGTCTCCAGCAGTTCCTGCTGCTAAGTTAACTGTTATAGTTCCACCTGTTGTATTTAAAAAATAACCTACACCCGATGTTGCGGTAAAGGTTCCTGTTGTTTTAACTGTTGTGTCCCAGGAAATTTCTCCTGTTGCACCAAATCCTGATGCCGTTCCCGCGTTCGTAATTGTTGCCCCAGAAGGAATTGTGAATGTATCTCCACTGTCTCCTAATTGTGTTGTGCCACAAGCGGCTCTTGGTGTTATTTTATTTACTTTTATTTCACTCATAATTTTTACCTATTGAAATTTGTACCTTATTATTACTATGCCTGAGCCACCAGCTCCTCCTGTACCACCTCTTACACCACCAGCACCACCACCAGTATTAACCGTTCCGTTATATCCACCAGCTCCACCTCCACCTCCGGCTCCACCTGTTGCTGCAGTAGGTGAAGGACCAGCAGTTCCACCACCGCCAGAAAAATATCTTGTAACGGGTTCAGGACCTGGAGTTCCATAACTTGGGGCTGTTGGGCCAATAGCATCATCGTCTAAAAAAGATCCAGGGCCGCCTGAACCACCTATTCCACCAGATTGATTTGTTCCGACTCCACCGGCACCGCCACCGCCGCCTCCTACATATGTAGGTGCAGCACCACCATCACCAGCATTCTGTCCCTGTGGAGGACTTGTAGGGGGAGTATTTCCTAATCCCTGGGGTGAGGGTTGTCCACCTTGAAAAGCACCACCAGATCCACCAGGCGTTTCACACGTAAGTCCTCCTGGTCCAGGAGTGTGTCCTGCTCCAGCTCCTCCACCAGTAGATGTTATACACGCAAAAACTGAATTATCACCTCTGCCTCCCGACACAGTAGGTTGTGCTGTTCCAGTACCAGCAGTACCTCCTCCACCAACTGTTATTGGATAAGGGGATGCTGTAATACTTTGTCCAGTAGCACAAACAGCTAAAGGAGACATTTTTGGAACTGCTAAACAAGTTGTATTAGATATTCTAAAACCTCCTGCACCACCTCCTCCACCTATTCTAGAAGCGGGATATGCATCATTACCACCCCCACCGCCACCAGCTACCACTAAATAATCTGCTATTGCTAGTGGACCAGCTCCTGCTGAAACACAAAATGTTCCTGGTCCTGTAAAAATATGAGTTTTATAGTTTCCAGAAACTATACCACAACCTGGAGATTGATTACCCCCACTTGCCACAATATATGCCCCTCCTCTAACATTAGAAGTTGAATCTTGAATATTAACCCATCCTTGGGTTGAATCTACATAAACAAAAGTAACTGATTGACCTTGGGTACTTAAAGCTGCTGTTTCTGCAACACCACCAATCTTTTCAGCTCCGTTTGGTGCAACTGTAACCTTATTTGTTTGCCAAGTTTCAGCGTAATCAGCCATAGATACAATTGAACCTGCTGCTCCTGCTGGTAAGTTAATTGTAATTTCTCCTGCTGTTGTATTTAAAAAATATCCTGAACCAGTAGCCGCTGTAACAGGAGAATCTCCTGTAACCTTGGGAGTTGTTACCCAATCTACTGTTCCTGTTCTTCCGAATCCTGTTTGAGAAGCACCTGATGCTAAAGCTACTGTATCACCTGAAGCACCTAAAGTAATATCCGTTCCAGATTGACTAATTAAATTTCCACCATCTGCAGCTTGTAAATTGTTTCCAGCACTTCTAATATTATCTGATGCAGCACCTATATTAACTGTCGTTGAACATTTATTAACGATATTAGTGCCTGGTTGATTTTGTACGTTGTCTACTTTAATTGTTGATGCCATAATTTTATTTTATCATCCTATTGAAATTTATACCTTATAACTACTATTCCACTACCACCGCCTCCACCTGAAGTTGGGGGTCCTGAACTACCTGCGCCTCCGCCACCACCAGAGCTATTACAACCTCCAGATGTTGCACCCGTACCAGAAGCTCCTCCATCACCTCCACCGCCACTACCACCGCTAGGAGTGCAAGGTACAGTTGAAGGGCTGTATCCACCTCCTCCACCAGCATAAGCTACCGGACTTGCTGTAATTGATGTTGTTGCTCCTGCTCCACCATTACCACCAAGATTAGGTGGTTGAGAATCTTGACCTACTGCTGTAGCACCGCCGCCTCCAGCACCTCTTTGATCTCCTCCTGGGCCATTGGCACCACCTGTACCACCAGCAAAACCTTGAGCAGGGGTTGTTGGAGGAGTATTTCCTGAACCTCCTGGAAACGTATTGGCACCAGGAGGAGATCCACCACCACCGCCTCCGCCACCGGAACCTCCAGCGACGCCAAGTGTAGCGTTACCACCACCTCCACCACCACCAGTACCTGTTATAGTTGAAAAAGTTGAAGGAGTTCCACTTACACCAGCTACTTGATAAGTATCTGTCCCAGGACCTCCACCTCCAACTCCTATTGGATAAGGTGTAGCTGTAGCTGTAATTCTATTTGGTGCACTAGGATAACCATCTAAAGGACTAGCTGTATAAGGTGTGACTGGACTTTTAGTTTCTCTAAAACCACCAGCACCGCCGCCACCACCACCATCACCTGAAGGACCACCACTTCCGCCACCACCACCAGCTGAAACTAAATATGAAACTAAGTTATTAGCTGCACAGGGGTGAACTTGTGAAACACAAAAAGTTCCTGGTCCTTTAAATGTTGCAATTTTTGTATTGGCACAATCTGGAGCTGTCACTAAAGTATTACAAGCTCCTGAAACTGTTGCGACCATAAATTCATTTCCTACAATAGCACTTGTTGAATCTTGGACATTTTTCCATCCCTCTGTTGAATCCACAAAAACAAAAGTTACAGATTGACCCTCTGTATTTAAAATTGCAGCTGCATTTGTTCCACCAATTTTGTCTGCACCGTTTGGTGTTACAGTTAAAGAATATGTTTGCCAACTATTTGTGTAATCTACAACTGATACGATGTTTCCAGCAACACCTGCGGGTAAATTCATTGTAAAAGCTCCACCTGAAGTATTAGCAAAATAACCCTCACCATTTGTTGCGCTAAAAGTTGCTGTTTTGATTGATCCGGTTTGCCAATCAACTGTCCCTGTTCTTCCGAATCCTGATTGAGTTGCTCCTGAAGCTAGTGAAACTGTACCACCACAACGACCTAAAGTTACTGTCGTTGCATCTACTACTGCAGTTTTACAAGCTCCACCACCAACTGTTAAAGTTGTTCCGCATTGTTGTTGAATTTTATCTACTTCTACTCTACTCATTATACAATTACCAACGTTCCTGTTATTGTGATTGTTGCTGGAATAGAAATTGGACCGGCTAAGACCCCGCTCTCAATTGTTTGAGTAACATTCAAGCTGGATGCTTGATTATTTATAAAATCGTTAGGGCCTGTGCTCCCTCCGACATACTGGATTCCATTTATTATTGCCGTCATAATTCCTCCTACGAACTAATTGTATCAATATACGAAGTAACAATATCAACGGAAGATGCAATATCACTGACTGCATACAAATCGTCTCCACTTTTAAGAACAATTTTAGCACCCCCTTGAATTAATTCAATTGCAGAATTTGGTGGAACGCTCACATCTTTAGCGATGTAATAATTATTTCCACCGTTCACAATATAAACATCCAAAGCAATAGTGTCAGTTGCGTGCACGTTACAACATCTGATTCCTATTACGGCATCATAGTCTCCTGCATCCAACAAGAGTTGCGGAGCTGTTCCTACGTTTCTTTGTATATCGTTTCTAAAATCTTGTGCCATCTTTTTCCTTTTCTATAAAGCTACCGCCATTGCTAATGCAAATCCTGCGCTCGCTGCTCCTACCGGTACAGCAGGTGTTGAACCATCTAAATAAATAGCTTTACTTGCTGGCAATGTACAAAATACATCTTTAGTTCCAGCAGAAAGAGTGATTGCAGAAGTATTGCCGTCGGAATTATCGAGGATGGTTGTTCGCGCTAAATTAGCACTCGTTCCATCTAAAGTTCCTAAACCAACTTCCCATTCAGCGGTTCCCTGATTATGAATTGCATAGTAAGTTGTATTACTATTTCCAATTCCGGTTGCAAAAGTTATAAACCCTTCACCGGCTACTATACCACCCAGCGCTAGCGCACCAGTACCAGTTGTAGTACTAATTTCTTTTACTCTATCATTTATAACCAAAGCCATTTTTTATCTCCTATAATTACGATGTTATACTTAATAAGGCATCTGCACCAGAAGGTGAGCCAGAAGTCGGATCTGGGAAAGTTACTGTGAACGTCCCATTAGAACAAGATTTTGTTCCACTGAAATCTAAGACTACAACTAATTTATTAACTGGTGATGTTGATGTATTATAAATAGTTCCATACGCTGCACTAAACGTGGCTGGTGTTGGACTTCCCCAAACACTATCCGTAAAATCAACTGTTGCAATATCTGCCACATTTGTAACTGCATTACCTGCTAATGTATTACCACCGGCTGAATATTCTGTTCCTGATGATTCACTTGTAGCCACATAAACGGTACTAGTACTTTGAGTATAAGGGTTCGCTGTATAAAGTGCTAACTTAAATGTATCCGTTGCAAAGTCGTGAGCTCCACTCAACAACTCTACTGGGAATGCATAAGGTACTTCGTTTGCCATTTTTTATCTCCTATTTGTTTCCATAACTTGATGGGGGTTTAACGTTAAGTTGAGCACGAACTTCACCATCTTGATATTCGTCTCTGCGTCGTTGACCGATTTGCTCGATCGCATACGATTCTAAAGCTTCATTAAAAGCTTGAGTGTAGTATTGTAGCATATCCTGCGGTCCTTTCAAGTACCCATATGCATTTACTAAAGAGGCATATAAAATAAGATCAGCATATTTATTTGATAAATATGTGCCACCAGTATCTGTCACAATACTCGTTGGCTCTTTATCATAAGCTAGAGTAATTGCGTAAGTTTTATCCGGAGTTGGAGCCACAACCCAATATTCTTCATCCCAATTAGCATAATATTTTGGAATATCGACCGCGGCAGTTCCGGGTGTAGAATAATATTCAGCCATAAAAGAAGTATCTCTTTGCTCTAAAAAATATTGATTTCCTGCTGCATCTTCTAATTGAGCATATCGGATCGCTCTCATATCTCCAGGAATCGTTACATATCTATTCCCACTAACTAAGTTTGAAGTCGCATAGTAAACATTTTGATCTGTATCAATAGATCGTAAAATTTTATTTTCCGCATTTTGAATAATTCTAGATAATACAGCATCTGAAAGTACATTACTTCCAACTTCTGTATAGTTTCTAATGTCGTCTCTTAAATTTGTTAAACTGTATGCCATTATCCGTTAACCACCTTTAATGTTACAGGGCCCGCAGAACAAGCAGCGCCGCCCCCTGATATTCCTCCAGTTGTAGCAGTATCTGTACTTGTAAAGAAAAAATAATTTTCAGGAGAAGTTAAATCGCCCGTCGCCCGAGTAACACTCCCATCAGCATTTTTCTTTCCAATGGTAATTGTAAATCCTGTTGCTGAATCAATATCACTCACATTATCAAAAGTAGGTATATTTCTAAAAGCTTGTAGATTAGTTGCATCCGCTCCACCACTTCCAGCCGAAGTTACTTGAGCTGGTCCTCTTAATCTAACAGTATCTCCCGTTGATCTTTGATGATCAACTGAATAAACATTTACATAAGTAGTTGCAAGATAAATAACCGTTGTAAATGGATTGGGATCTAATAAAATTAAACTTACCGCTGCCGCAGGTTGCGGTCTTGGATTAAATAAAGCCTGTGGATCTGATCCAACCGGTTTAGGTGACAATTGTGGTTGCTTAGGTTCATACTCTGAAGTGTGAACTAAAAATCCATTCCACTCCCTCACCATTTCTGTGTAAGGAAATCTTAATCCTGATCTATCAGAAATCGCCCACGATCTTTTACCTGATGCATAGCCGCCCATTATACTCCATCTCCATAAAATGTTTGTGGTGAAATGAAAGTAGATGTACCTTGGTTATCAGCATCTAGTGCT